CACTCTCTAAAATTGTAAGGTGACGGGCTATAGCCTATCACAAAATTTCTTCCATAAATGGAATACAAAACCCAATGGGTCTCACAAAAATAGATGATTTATTTAAATCATGTGATAGGTTACAGCTTCGCTGTAACACGTTATTTATACTCAACGTGCACCAGGCCTTACCCCTGGAATTAACCTAAAAACTACTAAAGGTTTAGAATCATCCGATTCCAAACCTTATCCAGGTTTAGAATCGTAAATTCAATGAGTTGCTCATAATGAGCTGTCGTTTATACGACTATGGTTCGGATTTTTTGCATATTTTTACATATGTTAAAATCCTTTTGTGCTTTCTCTACACATGTGTTATAATTATCCGTCTTATAACAGGATGGAAGTTCCAGCATATTATTTTCACACAAATGCACTACTTTATAATGACGTAAAACGGTCAAAATATTAGCTATTGTTCCCGTATGATTAACATACGTAAAACCTGTCGAATTACAATAAAATAACATAAGACATGGTCTTGCGTGTGTTACGGCTACAAAATTAGCTGCCGATCGGTATACCTGATGTATCAACTTGGAAAATTTAAGTTCGCGTTTATACTCTACTATAATAAATAAATCATAGAACGAATCATACAAAACGAGGTCACTCCTATACATAGGTTGACCTGGCATATTCCATTCGCGTAGAATTGGAGTTGTGCTAAAACCTAAATTCTTGACACAAGCTAAATACAAATCATATTCACGATCATGTACATCGTCCTGGGCAAAATATTGACTGGCGCATTTAAGTGCGCGTAAATTATCTAGTCGCTGATCTGTGTAATAATCAGCTATACTTGCAGCAGTGCTTAAGCTCAATCCAACTTCAAATGCTTGTGATTTAAATTTCTTATCAAAATACTGGTCAATAACGTCCCTCATGTTATTATATGTGTCATATAAAGTTGCACATCGGATGTCACCCTTAATATATAACTTTAAATATGCTAATATATTACGTATAACATAAGGAAAGTTAATAATAGGCTGAGTATTTAATATTTTATCTGCATACGTGCCTCGGATACCACCTACAGTGACACGTTTAATGTACTCTAAATCTTTGAACATCTGCACACCCGTTGGGTTGCTGATATAAAATCTTAAATTATCTTTAATGCGATAACTTATAACTCCCTCATAATCAGCAACAACTGTAACGTGGTACTGAGATAGGTTATCTTGCATCTGACGCGAAATATTTATCAAGTCAACTTGGTGTTCATAATTTTGTGATTTAAAATCAAACATAAAATTATTCACATTATCAACGTATGCAACTTGTTGGGCATAATGGTCGCGCGCGATAGTTCGAATTATATCTAGTGATTCATGATAAGTAAAGAAATTAGATTTCTTATTCTTTGCTAATTCCTCGACCAAGGGGTGATAATTACCCATCCCGTGTGTTGAGGGCGAATATGTATTACCTCGTAATTCGCCAAATCGCTTATCATGATTCCAGGCTTGATCGTTGCCAAAACGAATACCTATATGTTCAAATGATAGTTGAGAATAATCAACAGTTTTATTTGGATCTTTCTCAACAGTGATCCAAATGAACCGCCGTAGAATAGATTGCTCGCAAGCTGAATAATGACCTGCTAACATATCACCTACGTTAGTAGTCGCTATAACCAACTTGGGTCTAATCTTAACTATACCTTTAAGTTCAAGAAATGGGCTTATGGCGCTTTTGGGTATATTGTTAATAAAATCAATCATTTTGCGCAATGGATTCAGCGTATCGGGTAAATTCGCGTTAGAGTTTGCGACATCATCAAATATAACAACTTTATGATTAGTCCTATATTCAGATTGATATTCGTCCGTTTCATTTAAGATGACAATATCCTTAATATTATACGTAAAATTATCCTCCATTAGGTGTTTTGCTAAAGCCATAGCTAATGCTGTTTTACCTGCACCAGGAGGTCCTTGAATACATATCGCAAATGGCTGTATACGCACAATTTCGTTAGTACGTTCTAATTCAATGTTCGTAAGTTCCATCCTCAAACGTGTGTAACAAGATGAATAAGCACTATTACCCCATAAATTGCGCGTCAATAGAGTCATACTCTCTAGATATACCAAATACTGGTTAATCTCTAAAAGCATAGAATCTTCTTCAATGTTAATCTCATCAGCTCTACCTACTCGAATATACCGTAAATATCGTTGATATTTCATGGTTTGTATATACGCCGAGCTAGAACAAAAATATGGATTTACAAATCGCGTGATTAAATTATGGCAATTACTTATAATTTCTTTAGCTAAAATTCCTGAATACGTTGCAGGTGTTTGCACCACATCCCATAAAGCTAACACGAAATTTGTACATATTACAAATGCAATGGTGTATGTCATAATCCACACGCTAGTTGTGGCAACTGATGTTAATGATTGTGATGAAAACCCTCTATATCTCGGATATTGTTCAATACCAGGTATTAAACAAATATTATACTGAAGTAATACTTCGTGCATTTGGAATAAATGTTTCTGTTTAATTACAGTGATAAATTGCGCTAGTAAATACACTTTACGTTCTGGTTCGATACCACTAAATGCAGTAAAATGTTCAATATAATAACGAAAAGAACTAGCGTGTATTATTGTTGATTTAATCATTACATGAGTATGCTCATTGCAAGCATCAGTAGTCAAATATAACGCCTGTTCTCTATTCGACAAGAACGTTAAGACATGTGGAGTAGATTCATAAGATACCGATTGCGACTCAAAGTCAAACTCTGGATAATAAAAGCCAGGACGGTAATTAGTATAATACTGATCCTTGACAAAAGAGCTTAGTTCATCGTAGTCGTACCACGTGATAATGTGATCAAAATCGTTCTTCTTTGCAATTCGATATAATTTACCTTTCGTTTCTTCAAAAAATTCTCGCGATATTGAACGTGCATTACGCATCATACCATCTGCTTTTTCAGCAAAAGCGGTCGTCTCTCCTTGGGGATGCCCTTTCTTGAACCAATGTATTGCCTTATTAATAGATGATTTTTCCATCATAGCCACAATATGACCAATACTTTCATCATAACGAAAGTTACGCTTAAGAAACCCACTGTGTTCAATATTAGTGAAAGCAACAACCTCGTCGTCTTTAGCAGCCATTGTAATATTCAAACCATACTTCTTGCCGATTCGTACAATGTTCAAACCATTGAATTCCAGGTAGTCCTTGTGAACTCCATTAATATTATCATCACCATAAGTCAATGTTATAACAACATCACGATAAGACATGTTTCTGGGAATATTAGGGTATAAGTCAAAGAAGAAAATTCGCAAATACAATGAATTAACGATCCCATTTAGCTGGGTCGTTAATGGTTGTCCTGATGGGTTGCTATTAGCTAATTGAATCATTGTCCCAAAAAAATGTAAAACGGGATAATTAATATCAGTTAAAAGACCAATAGCAATCTTTAGGTGATCTGAGTCACAACCTAAACGCCCGAGAATATCTAAAATAATCTTCGACGCTGCAGTAGATACTTGAGCTGACATGGTTTGATCAAAGGCACTATAATCTAGTGCAACAATATGATCAGTTCCAAAGCGGGTTAAATGCTTATACATTTCCTCAGCTTGGATTGAATTCATATCCGTGCCACAAGCAGCTTCAAATAAATGTTGATTTTCACTCACTAGTTGCATGAAAGGTTTAAAATACATTCGACATAGCAGTAAGAAAGGAAAATTACAACCCATAAAAACGCGAGCCTTAACTTTCTTAACGGGCAGTAGCTCGTTACACTTCATAGAACACTTAAATATCATACCTGAACTTTCACCGTTCAGATATTTACTCTTAAATAATTCCATTACTTCCTGAATATCAATACCATCCTTAGTAACCAATTCTCGTGGGTACTTTGCGATGTTAATATCAAATTCGTCACGCGCTAAAAAATCGCGCTTCTTTCCTTTAAAAGGAAAGCCATTTGAGGTAGCATTATTTAAACCACCTAAACTAGTGATCCCGATACCGTCTAATGCTTGACTAACATTAAGGGGCATTGCGATTTGTTTGCGGACTTCAATAGGCATATTATCAATTAAACTGATAATAGGGTCCAAATAGTCTTTGCTGGCACGTTCAACAGAACGTAAGTCGAACTGTTGACAAGGTTGTGCTAGTTTAGATAAAGCTTTACGCTTATGGAAAACACTGTTAATCTCCTGCGGAGGTCCATGTGTTGGTGCTCCAAACTCTTCAACGATGTCTTTATAAAATTTTGACTTCTTAAAAGGATCTTTGAAGGTAGCACCGGCACCAGCAAGCACACCTAAAAGTTGTAAATTATGTGCTGCAACAGGTAGATTGACACTGTCATCAGTAGACTCGGCTTCAACAAAACCCAATCCATGGGATAAAACATTTGACCCCATATATAGTTCACCGCGAGAAACAGCAGGGAAAACATCTAATTTGCCAATCATAGCCGTGATTTCCTTGTGAGAAATCATAGTCATTAAACCCGTTTTACCACTCCCAGCTACGTGAAAGCCGTGAATAATGCTACGTTCGTAATCCATAATCACGGACATACACATACCACTTCTGGTATCGAAATCTAATAAATATTGATATGGGCAATATAAATTCGCTTTATCAGTGCGTACATAATTTTGTCCATAACCAAATTTTCTAATCAAACGCGTGGAAGTAGATACAGCTCGTTTCGTTAAAATATCTTTGGTAATAAATGAAACGGGCAAAGACGTGTGATATACAACGTCTCCCGGAAAATATCTCAAATACTCTTTACGTGGGACGGCCGAAGGCACATAGAAAATAGCCATATCTTTATCCTTATTACGAGAGATATGATGTTGGCAAATTGTCTGGCGTGCAACAGTTTTAACGGCGCCATCTTCATGTTCAATCATCAATTCTACGTCGCCATCTTCTGGTAACATATGGTTAACGGTCATAAACATGTTTCCCTTAATAGGGAATACTAGACTCATATCAATCTTACCTTTGTGATAAACTGTCAAAACGCCTAAATCTTTTTTGATGTGTGGCGTTAGTTGTTCAACAGTGGATGTGCGAGCTGTCTCTGACAATTTAGTTGAAGATACCATCTGTTCAGGTAAACTCTCAGTAAAGCTCAAAAATTGGCTTTTGGGTTTATAAATATTGTAAATTGCTAAGAAAAATAATATAACTGATGAGCCCGCAAATATTGTTTCTCGGTATCTACGTAAAATCAATGACGTTTCTTCAGCTAGAAAAGTCAACACTCCCTGACGGGTTGACAATTCTCTTTTAACTTGATTAAAGCATAGATAAAATACATATCCGAAAATGCACAATATAGAAATACACATAAATGTAATGTACTCAATAATAGTAAGGTTATATCCCGCTAAAATTGACATAATAAGTGGTACACACATAATTGTAGTAGCACCTGTAAACATAATATGTTTAGGCATTGTTCGTGTCATAACACGTAAAACGGCGTACAGTTTAACTCGGTTTAACGAATCATGATAATAATCGTTCAATGTATTATAAGTGTCGCTCAAACGTTGAAGAGTCGATACTTGAAGTTCATCTAAAAATTGTGATTCCGTTCCACAAGTGCAAATACTTTCCGGAATATTACATTCTGAGCAATATACATCTTCTGAGCCATCGTTTAGAGTAGTTAAAAGACTGCGTTGTTTATCGTAATGTGTCCGAGCACGATTAGCTAGAAATTTTGCCAAATCCCAGTATGCCTGGTCAGCTAATGGTTTATCAGTCCACTTAAGTTCTAGCACTTGCATGCCTTCCCACGTTTTAATACCCCGCTTGGACATCTCGGGGGTAAGCGGATCAAAAGTCACAAATTGGTAAACGTGAAATTCCCAAATATCCATCCTGGTTTTTCCGTCAATTACTGCCTTTGTGGGATCAATACGTTTGGTACCTTCCTCACAAATGTCAATACCCTCTTTGAGTTTAACTTCAATATGTAGAAAACGTCTGCAAATAGAGTCGGGGCAATTCGACATTTTCTGGGCATTTAAGCCAGGTACATTTGTCGAAATGATACACCCAATGTTACCTGGGAACATCTTCCCTTTCTCCTCAACGCCGGCTTTAATAAAAGGTCGAGATTGAGGGTTGACAGCATTCAACAATTTATCATAATTTTCATTGTTCGAATTATTGGCTACATCATCATATTGAATAATTAGGTGTCTGGGTAATTCATTTGAATCATATTTCTCACTTAAAGACCCTGTTACTATAAGGTCTTTACTAGGTGTTTCACCATAAGCACTAATCAACACTTTAGCAGTTCTTTCAGTTAAAAATGATTTACCAACTCCAGATCCACCAACAAAGCATACACCTAATGCAGCAATCTTGGTTTGAATCTCAGCCTTTTCTTGAATACGTTCGATTTGAATCTGTCGTAATTCATCAATAATGCGTTTAAGAGCTGGCTTTTGAATGTCTTTAGCTTTCGTAATCATACGATCTCCCATCTTAACCAAACGAGCCACCTCGGTGTCGAAAGCAACAAAAGATAAATCAAATTCATCTTTTAAAACGTCCTCTGCTCCCGCAGAGACTAGTTTGTACATTTGTGAAATGCGTGAAACACGGATCTCAAATGATTTCATGGAAGTCTTACCCATCAACAAGCTGCTGAAATCACCCTTAAAAAAAGAATCTAAATTGCTAATGATGTGTGAATATGCATCCCCAATTGTGGAGATGATATCTGTTGCATCAGATTTATTCTTTTGGATGAATTCTACGAGTGTTGGTAAAGATTCAATTTTAAAATCACTAGTATCAAAACCACCAGCAATAGTGGCCCAAAAAGCAGCTAATTTAGCTACAAAAGTGGAGCAAGTAACCAATATCTCATCTGATAATAAGTCCCATGCACCACTAAAGAATGATTTTAAGGTGGTCGCACTAACGTCTCCAATGGACGTGGACTGCGAAGTAAATGATTGTATTGAAGCAAAAAATGTTCTTAGCATCTCAGTTACTTTATTACGACATTCTTGCATTTGTTCTGTTGACAAATTCAAATGACAAAGAATCTTGACGATCGATACAAAAATGTTTCTATAAGAACAATCATTTGCTAAAGCTGTTAAAATAAGAATTGTTGAGGATCCAATATCCGCCATCTTATGCATCAATTTCGCATCAAACAAACCGGAAATAGTGGTCATGTCCACTAACTCCATCAATCTGGACAAGTTAACGACTTGTGATTGTATGGCAGTAGGTAATTTGATATTCATTATATCCTGGAAACTTTGGGATTCGAATTCGTTAAACATTGGAGTAAAACTATTGTATATTTCTTTGAATGTTGATGAATCAGCATATGTGAATTGTTCAAAGGTTTTACCACTATATCCGTATTTATCTCTCTGGATAATATGTTTTTGTATTTGGTGTGTCATTATGCAACACTGTTGCGACACAAACTTCGAGTTTTCGCACTCGGCACTATCCCTACAAATAACTGTAGGGCACTTGTTTCTGATAATACTTGTCTTATCAGGCGACAATTTTGATTGGTTTGCAAGTTCTGTTCCATTCTCAATGTCTAGTGAACTCATACTAGAGCGAATTGTTGTATTATAGTCTATCAACTGACTGTCGGAAATATTTCCACAATATGAAGCCTCCTTATCTATCTTTCCCATAAATAAGTGGTCATCCATCATATTGCTATAGTTCAAAGCTTTAATTAAAGTTTTGAACTTGTTGTCAACTTCTAATCTAGTGTCGTTACACACTAGCGAATCGAAGTTACTCATCTTAAATAAAATGAGCCTTTGTAATAAAATTCTACAAAGATTAAATGCTGCTATCCACACGTTTGATCTTATAATTGTAATTATTATTTGGTTGGGGGTGTGGGGTCGAAATTCTTGGCTCAATGAAGAGACAAAATTGATCTACGGCCTAAACGCGGCCTATTAGCAAACATAATGGTATATTAATTCTCATATACTTTCTTTCTTCCTGTGTTTAGAATTGTGGACTTACCATGTGCGCCACTCCGTAACAGTTTCAAAATAGGTCTCTTATATATACTACTAACACGGTATACAAAATTTTTAAATAAGTCAAATATGGTGAAGTTGACTACATAGGTGCATTAAACCTATATACCGACCAAGGATTATTTATAAAATATGTTGTGTTTTCATATATACTTAAGTAAAATATGTATCCTTAAATATAAATTATGTGCGAATGTAACTATATTTACGATATAAGCGGTATACTTATGTATACAATTTTCTCTGTGACAAAGAGATAATTATTTAAAATGGTGTAATAATATGTTAACGCATATTACTCCAGGGACCAAATCCTGGATAAAACTTCGAAAATCTAATAAATAAATAACTCAATATGACAAGTCAACTCCTGTGGTTAAGGAGATTCGTCAGTCGACATATAAATATGCCTGGCATGTATTACTACATACTCATACAATATGAATATTGTATTTAAGGAACTAAGCTCCTATATTGCGTTGCAAATGTAATATAGGCTAAAATCCAAGTAAATTGGAAGTCTCTAAATACTGGTATAAATACCATAGAGTAAATGATTTAATAGTGTTATCTCACTAAGGTCGTTAGCCTTGTGTGTGCCTTCAAAAGAAGGCGAACGCGTCTTTACGACGGATGTTTTACATGAATCATCATGGAAAAAGCTATAAATAGCTAAATAAATGTATAAATTGTGGTTGTTTATAACATTTAAACATTAATCCTACTACAATAGGATATTCGTATAGAGTTAAAACATATGTGCTTAGAGAGGTTCAACCTCAATGCCATATGCCATATTATAACTCGTTTACCTCCGGTACGCCGGAAAATAATCAGCTAAGCTGTATAAAAATATTTATTGAAGTGAAACCAATAATCTAAAAGTTAGTAAAAACTAAAATTTACAAATTATCTATAAAACTTCCATAGGGGTAATCC